CTATTCCGCGCCATTCGAAAGGAAGCGGCGAAGCCCGTTCCCTTCGTCGGCCTGGTCCGACTTCTCTTCATCCCAAGTCTTGATCCACTCGCCATCGGTGCCGCCGAGGGCGCGGTAAACCTCTTGCGCCTGGCGGACCATCAGCTTGCGAAGATGCTCATCGGTGATGCCGACGCTTCGGCGGGCCGCATCCGTCCCTTCGAGCTTTGGCGGCCATACGGTGAGACCTTGGCGGGCGGTGCGAACGAAGGCGCATCCGGCCAACGCCAATCCGTTCGCCTGGCAATCAAAGAACGCCAGGATGGTGTTCCCGCCCTTGTTCGGCTTCGGCTGTGAAACTCGGTTCAATCCGGTGATGCTGACTTCGTGCATGGTCTTTCTCCTTTAGATGAAGAGGAATCCGCCTTCTCGGCTCTCATAGGGTGAGGGCGTCACTTCGTTCGCGATGACGCGGCCAACGGCCATTGCGGCGGCAACAGCACCGTCGATCCGCCCCCGCGCCCGTTCCTTCGTGAACTTCTCGTTTTCAGCCGCGTCTTTGTCGGCCACCACGTTGCCGAAGCACATGCGCAAGAGCGGGTTGCCGCCGTGCCGAAAATGCCCGGTGAGGATCGCCCGCTTCAGCTCTTTGACGGGCGCGGCCATGCTGGCAAAGCCCTGGCCGAATTGATTGATGGTGAAGCCCTCTTCCTGAAGGGCAGTGTTCACCGCCGTCGAGTTCCAACGGTCGATCGCGATTTCCTGCACACCATATTTTTCGCCGAGGGCGATGACGTGATCCACGATCGCCGCATGATCCACCACGTTGCCGGGCGTCAGGGTCAGGAAGCCTTCGGCGGCCCAGCGCGCATAATCCGCCCGATCCTTCTCACCCTTCTTTGCGATGTTCGCTTCCGGCAGGAAGAACATGGGCAACAAGTCATATCGGCGGCTTTCGCCATCGCCTTCAGGGAAGGCCGCCACCACCGCCGTCAAATCTTCCACGCTGGAAAGATCGATCCCGATCCAGCATGGCCGCCCGGTCAGCTCTTCAACTGGCGTCATCGCCTCGGCGGCATCATAAACTTCGAGCGCAAGCCACGGGTTCGCCGATCCCTCTTGCCATTGGTTGAGGTGGAAGCGCCGGAAGTCAGCAATCTCGGCGGGGAAGTGTTCGATGCGCCGCGCCTTAATCCGCAGCTCTTCGAGCGAGCAGAAGCCGGCATCGATCGCGGGATTTGCAGCGTGCCACGCGGCTTCATCGCGCCAGTCCGCTTCAGGCTCGGCAGCGAAGATGATCGGTGCGAATGTCGGGTCTTCGATCTCGCCTGTCGCCACCTTGTGCGAGTAATTCCACAGATCCCATGCAAGCCCGCCTTGGCCGTCGCCAGCGGTGGAAATGATGACGGTGAGCGGATGCGAACGCTTCACCATCGAATCCGTGACGGTCTTAAAGAGCTTCCGGCCCTCGCCGGTCGGCCAAGCGTGAATTTCATCGGCCAGGAAGAACGACACGTTCAGTCCGTGCTTCGAATATGCTTCCGACGAAATGGCCTTCAGGGTGCTTTTCGTCTTCGGATGCCCCAGCGACTTCCGGCTTTCCACCGCGCGCACCCGGCTCGCAAGCGTGTCATCCTGAAGAACGAATTGATGGGCCGAGTTGAAGGCAATGCCCGCGTTTTCGCGATCGGCAGCAGCCATAACCACCTGGCCGCCCGCTTCGGCTTCCGGGCCGAGGAAATGCGCAAGGCCGAGGGCAGCGGCCAGCGTGGTCTTCGCATTGCCGCGCGGAATCCAGATGCAGGCCATGCGCACCACGCGGCTGCCGTCATCATTCGACGGGCCGTAGATGCGGCGGATCACCGCTTCCTGAAAAGCATGAAGGTGGAAGTGCTGCCCGGCGAAGTCGCCTTCCCAAAGCTGAAGGCGGCGCACGAAGCGGCAGATGCGATCGGCACGGCCTGTCGGGTCATCATATAGCGCCGGGTCAGGCGAGAAGATCGGCGTCCCAATTGTCATTCGACTTTCCTTCGTCTTTGCCCTTCGAGCCTCGGCGGTGCGGGGTTAACCCCAGCTCGGCGGCCAGTAGGCGGGCTTCGCGCATCGCGGCGCTTTGCATTCGAAACGCCGGGTGCGGCTTCGGGCCGTTCTCGGTCGTCACCATGCGGCCTTCGCGGCCCATGATCTCTTCGGTTTCGCGGACCATCCCCACGGCCACGCAATAGCTTTCGAGGGTCGCCAGGGTGTCGGCGAACAACAGGTTCCGGTTGTGAAGTTGCGGGGCTGCCCGCTTCCATTCGGCCTTCGCCTGGGAAGTCAGCCACGAAGGCGCGGACGGGCATTTGCCGCGCACGGTGCCGCCATCGATGACGGTGAGCTTCGGCTTCCGTCCCTTCATCCTAAAAACTCCCATTTTCGGCGAGATTGCGCGCGAGATGGGGGCGTCGGTCCCAGCGGGTTCGGTCAAAATTCAAAACCTCCCCCTCCCATGTTGATCGGCCTGCCGAACGCGCCTTCGGTCGCCACGGCCTTCCGGCTGTTGCAACGGCGGTTCATCGGCTGCCAGTTCGATCGATCCCAGAAGAGGCGCATATCGCCCTTGTGAGCGGTGCGGTGATCCACCATGTCGGCGACCTGGCCGCAGCCACAGGCGCACAAGCGGTTCTCCGGCAAGGCGAGGAAGGCTTTGCTTTCCCGCTGCCACTTGCTGTCATAGCCACGGGCGCGGGCAGACGGGCGGCGCTCATCGGCGGCAGCCTTGGCCTTCGAGGCGCAGAGCGGGCAGCGTCTATCGGTGAATGGCGGATGCCCAGCGGGGCAGTGCTTCGGCGGCGACCACGGCATTTTGTCACCCGCTCGTTATGGTGTGCAGTTCAAGCCCTTCTTTCCGGCCCAGCTCTCGCACTTCCTGAATGTTGTGATCGCGCCCGCCATACTTGACGCTATCCAGAACGGTGATGCCGTCGATCCATCGCAGGCGGAAGACAACCATCCGCGAAGATTGAATGCCGCCAGCGGCGAAGAACTCCCGGCCCGACTGTTGCGAGACATGCGCCCAAACTTCGTATTCGGTCGGGTCGCCATAAATCGGTGAACCGAACGGATCGTAATCGATGATCTCGCCCGGCTGGCTCACGATGATGCGCCGATCCATGTCACCCGCGCGCATGGTCAGAAGCTCCACGTCTTATGATCGCGCACGAAATCTTCAGCGCCATCGGGCGTTTCGGTGATGAAGCCCGATCCGATCACCACGCTTTCGCGATGCTCGAAGAGGTGGCCGACGCGCATCTTGATCGCGGTGCGGATCGGTTCGGGAATATCTTCAGGATCGTCGCCGAAGCCTGCCGTGAACGTGATCGTCACCGCTTCCGGCACATTGCGGATCGTCGGCCAGCTCTTGCCATAGGCCGGACGGACCTTCGCACCTTCCACAGTGCCGAGGGCAAACGCCTGGTATTCTGTCGGGGCAAGGGTTTGGGTGACGCCATCGGGATCGACATAGGTGATTGCGTCGATCGACTGGCACGGCGGCAGCGGGATCGCGATTTCGCTGGCGAAGCGGTCGAGGGTGAGATTCCACGTTTGCGTGACAAGGCAGCGGCCAAGCGACCCGTCGCGCCCATCGAGGCGTTGCGTGGCGGCCTTGATGAAATCGGCGATGCGGGCGTCTTCGTCATTGAAGTCAACGTGAATGTGCTCCTTCACCTCTTCCAAGGTGACGGGATCGTTCACGGGTGCTGTCTCCAAGATCAGGGGCATCGCTCGCAACCTCTCGATTGAAGGAGCAAGCCCGGCCAGCCGAAGCCAGCCGGGCAAGCCGGGTCAGGCAACGGGGCGCTGGTGCGCATGGCCCTTGATCACCACCGCGCCGGCAGCGATCGAGGTGCCACCGTTCTTCGTGAGGACGGTGCGCAGGTAACGCTTGTTTCCGATGTAGCCGACCTTCACCACCGAAGCGGCTTCGAGGCTGGCCGGGAAGGTTCCGACAAGATCGGCGGCAGCCACGTCAGCAAAATCGCCGCTGGTCGTGGTGTCGCTCTCCTGAAGCTTGGCGGTGAAATCACCATCACCGGCAATCGCGCCGGTATTGATGACAACCGCCGCGCTCTCGAAGCCCTGAAGGTCGATCGGGTCGGAAGTGTTCGTGGCGGAAAGCACGGCGGGCGCAACGGCCTGCACGGCTCCGAGGTTGTTTGCGAGGTCACGCATGGTCATTGCTCCTTACGAGGTTGCGCAGCGAAGCTTGCGAAGCGCCTCGGCGAACACCACACCACCACCGACACGGCGGCGGGCATGGAACCGGACAAGGCCGTTCGTGGCCTGGCTGTAGGGGTCGCGCATCACCGAAAGCGCCACGCGATCGTAGATGCGATAGGCCCGGGCGAAGTCGCCGAAGGCGATCGGCTCGGCACCCGCGCCAACATCGTCCATGTCGGGCGCTTCGATGACGGGGCGGCCAAGGATCGTTTCGGGCTGCCCGGCCTGATAGGACGGCTGCCAGAGGAAATTGCCCTGGCCGTCCTTCAGCTTGCGGATAGCCGCCAGCGTGTTCCCGTTCATCATCCACGCACCGGCATTCCGGTAGAAGGCGGGCATGGCATACATGAGCGTGATCAGCGTATCGGCGGGCGCGGTGCCGAGGGTCGAAGCGTTGCCGGTCGGGGTGTAGGCAACCGCGTCGTCGGTCATGAAACCGACAGGCTTCTTGACGCCATTGCCCGCGACAAGCGCGCTGCCTTCGAGGCGACCGAACTCTTCGGCCAGATCGAAAGCAACTTCGGCTTCCACGTTGACGGCGGCATCTTCGAGAAGACGAAGCGACACGTCCACGTAGCAGGCCATTTCGTGAACCGGGATTTCCACCTGGCCGTAGGTTGATCCCGTTTCCGGGCGGTTCTCGGTTTCGCCAACCCACGAAGCCGTAGGCTTGCCAGTGCGCTTCGGCAGGATCACCGCGCCGGAAGAAGTCGCGCCGACCTTGGCGGCCTGGCGAACCGGCGACACTTCCACGATGCCCTTGATCACCTGGGCAACGAAATCGTCGGGTGCGAGGTAGCCGCCCGCCGTGTCGTCGGCCACGCGAAGCGACTTCACCTCATCGGCAGGAAGAGCTTCGCGCCCATGACGAAGGAAGCCGACGAAAGCCTTCGCCTCAACCTTCTCCGGTGCCGTCTTCGTCTCAACCGACGCGCCGGGGCGATTCAGCTTCTGTTCGATGCGCTCGGCGGACTTGGCGACGTTGCCGACGCTTTCTTCCACCGACTTCAGCCGGGTATCGATCCCGGCCACATTCTCTTCGAGGGTGGCAACGCGGGTTTCCACGTCATCACCTTCAGTTCCCGCTTCAGGCGCGGGCGCCTTCTTCTCAACAGCCATGATCAGGCTCCTTTTGATAGCCGCGCCCATCGCGGCAGGGTTTCCGGCTTGCGCCGTCTTCACGCTGGTCACGCGCGCCCGCGTTGCGGCGGGAACGGAGACAAGCGAGATTTCGATAAGTTCGAGGTCTTGCAGCTTGCGGCCGCCACCGGCCCGGCGCTCCGAAGCGCGTGTGCGGAAGCCGATCGAAAGGCCATTGAACGCGCCACTTTTGAGCAGCGCATAGGCTTCCTGGCCGCGTCGGGTTTCGAGGATCAGGCGGCCAGTGACGGCAAGGCCAGTCGCGTCTTCCCGAAGCTCAAGCCAAACGCCAATCGGTTCGGAAGGATCGTGCTGCCACAACATGAGCGGCGTGGTGCCAGCCGCCTTGTGTTCGGCCAGGCTCTTCGTGAACGCGCCCTTTTCGATCACGTCGCCATAGCTGTCCGGCTCACCGTCGAACACACTGGCGTAGCCGGTGAGAATCCCGGCTTCGTCGGTTGCGAACTTGACTTCAATATCAACGCGATCCATTGCCGCCCCCTGCCGCATTGGCGTCTTCGGTGTTCATCGGCAGACGGAATTGATCGCCACCCGCATAGGGCGCGCGGTTCTCGGCAGCTCGCACTTCGTTCGGCGAAAGCAGGCCGTTGGTGACGGCCTTGGCGTAGGCGTCGAACCGGGCGGCCAGATCGGCGCGGGCAAGATCGTCGGTGAGAAATTCGGCGTAGTATTCCGGGCGCTCGTCCGGGGTGAGGAGGGCGCGGCGGATGCCGCCTTCCCAGCACTTCAGCCAGGGCAAGAGGGTCAGCGAAAGGAATTGCTGCCCCATGCTTTCGGCGTTGTTGTGCGTCGCCCGTTCAAGCTCCTGAAGCAGATGAAGCGGAATGCGGAACCCGCGCGCGATCTCGGCGACCTGGTGGCGGCGCAATTCGAGAAACTGAAGATCGACACTGGTGAATTGCAGAGCCTCGAAGTCCATCCCGTCTTCGAGGATCAGGGTCTTTCCGCCATTCGAGCCGCCAGCATGGGCGGCGTTGAAGCTTTCGCGAAGCCGCTTTAGGGCCTCCGGGCCGAGGGTCTTGCCGTATTTGAAGACGCCACCGGGACGCGCGCCGGAACTGAAGATGCGCGCGCCGTGCTCTTCCATCGCCAGCGCCAGGCCGATCGCTTCCTTCATCTGCGTGATCGGCGACATGCCGACATGCGGCGAAGTGCCGAGTGCCTTCAGGTGAAAGATTTCGGTGCGGTCATAGACGCGCTGGCCGCCGTCACCGGACGAAACCTTATAGGAAGGCTCCATCGTGATGGGATCGACTTCCACGGTGACGCATGGCGACGGGATAGGGATAAGCTCGGCGATCTTGCCGCCCGTCCGATTGATGAAGGCGAACGCATTGCCGTGAAGGCAAAGCGCGGTCTGCATGAAAAGCCGGAACTCGAAGGCAGAAGTCCATTCGTTCGCCTGGCCGTGCAACAGCTCGGCAAGCGGGTGATCGGTGGCGCGCTCTTTGCCGCCATCGGGCTTCCGGCGATGAAGATGAAGGGGCAGTTGCGCGACGGATTCAGCGATCACCTTCACCGACGCATACACGGTCGGGCAGCGCATCGCGGTTTCGGGCGTGACGGCCACACCGGACGCGGACGGCGTTGCGCCGAACAAAGCAATAAGCTCCGGCGAAGGGTCCGCCAGAGTTGTCTTCGTTTCCAGTCCGATCAGTTTCTTGAAGCCCTCGAACATCATCACCCGCGCACAAGGTTGCGGGGTCAAGATCGGGGCGAATGTCCAGTATTCAAAGCAAAAACGGCCCTGAAGGCCGTCTTAGAAGTGCTCGAAAAGGCGAGGAAATTCAGGGATTTGCCGGGGCTTTACGCTGCCCTGGCCCGGTCGCCGAAGACTTCCTTCCAAGCAAGAGCTTCGGCTTCGTGGCGGGGCAATCCGCCGTCATATTCCATGATCGCGGCGCGCTCTTCGTAGGCGTCGAGAAGGTCACTTTCGCGCGTCTCATCGTCAATTCGTGGTGCTACAGGTGCTACAGGTGCTACAACATTGATATTACTGGATAATATCGGTAGCACCTTGGCGGGTGCTACGGTGCTACAGGTGCTACAGGCCGGTGCTACAGCGCCGACACGGCTGGCGAAGTCGGTGAACCGCGCAAGATCAGGCACGGGCGGCCTCCCTTGCATCGTCGCCGAGGATGCCGGACGTAACCACGTAGCACCGGATCGCCGAGGGGAAGCCGGGCACACGCTGGTTATTCTGGAGCTTGCCCCCGCTGCCGGGCTTCAGCATCCCGCGCCCGGCCAACGTCTTCGCAACCATCACCGCGTCAAGCCCAGCGCACACTTCGCCGCGCCAGACTTCGGGCAGGACGATATATTCAATGCTTCCCTCATCATCGCGACGGCGGAAGCCCGCCCGGTTCTGAATGCGCGTGTCGATCGGTGCGCCTATGTTGTCGGTCGGGGCAAGGCTGCCCATCGGCTCGAAGCGGGACGTGCCGTGCAGCTCGATAAAGCGGCGGACGGCGGACAACGCTTCGCGCTCTTCAGCCGGTTCGATCCCGCCGCGTGTGTCGAGCCAATCGCGGAAGCACTTCGCCGCTGCCTTGGTCGCTTCGCCCGGCTGCCACGGCAGCACACCGAAGGCCGTCGCCATTTCACCACCGGCAGCCACAAGAGCGAAGCGCGCCACAACGCGGCTCACCTGTCCATCGGCATTCGGCGGGCAGTTCTCGGTGACAAACTCATTCTGGAAACCGCTCACCACGGGCGCGATACCGTCGAAGTCGCGGGTCAGCCGATCAAGATAGGCATGGGAAGCGTGGCCGAAATGCTCACCGGCTGCCGCCTTCAGGTGCCGGGCGAAGGCATCGGCGGACGGGAAGCCATGAAGAGTTTCGAAGATCCCCATGCCCGCGCCTGCATCTGCCGGAATATCCACGATGCGGACTTCCTGCCCGGCTGCCGCTCGGCGGCCCCTGCCATCCTCGGCGATCTTGTCAGCAAGGCCAATCTCCCCCGTCGAAAGGAAGAGGGTGCGCCACCGGGCCGCGCGGCGCGCTTCACCGCTTCGCCCGGCGCGGGTCTTGCCCTGGCCGTTCGCCAGCATGTAGGCGACCTGGCCGACTTCCCGGCTATCGCATTGGCCCATTTCATCGAGCAGCAAGAGGGTGTCGCAGTGCATCAACGCCACCGATTCCAGCCCGTTCGAAGTCGCGCGCCAGGTGCGGGGAAAGTCGCGCCCGCCCCATATCGATCCGGCGACCTGAAGGGCGGTCGTCTTGCCGATCGAAGAGCCACCGCGAAAATGAAAGCCACCGGATTCCGCCTCGGCGGGCAGCAAGAGCGGCCCGGCAAAGGCGGCACTCATCGCAAACGCCAGCCGGGAATTGCCAGCGGCATATCGGGCAAGTCCCTCTTGCCATCCCGCCAGCTCACCGCCGACGCGGTAGGGATCATCGGCCATGCCGTCGCTCTGATAGATGATGCGTTCGGCCATTCTAATTGTCTCCGAAGGTCTGCCGGGGAAGGACGAAGGCGCGTCCGCCCCAGCCGAGACGATTGACGCAACGTGCCTTCGTGTCTGGCCGGGCGGTCGAGATGTATTCGTGCAAAGCGTCACGGGCGAAGCGGCCCGGTGCCATGATCATGCCGAGGGAAAGCAGGTGTTCGCGGTAGGCGGTGCCGTCACCGGCCAGCAGCCGCATGGGCATACTCCATTCCTTCGTGCGGCCATCGCGATCGGTGACGCGCAAGAGGCGGCCCCAGTCTTCGCTTTCGGTGCTACGGGTTTCGGCGACCACTTCGAGAAGCGAGCAAAACCACTTCCATTCGATCGTGATGATGCCGGTTTCCTTGTCGGCGCGTTCGATGCGCTTTTCGACGCCATTGGCGACCACGCGGAACGGCCAGCGGGTCAACTCTTCAGGCTCGCCAGCGGCAACGCGGCGAAGGGTTTCGCGCTCTTCGGCATCGTGATAGATCGGCAGGAAGGCCGGATCGCTCTTCAGCTCGGCGACGGCCTCGGCGGTCCAACCCTCTTCGATCGCGTCGGCAATATCCCAGCCTTTCGGGATCACGCCTTCGCGAAGCGTTTTTTCACCGTCCATCCATATCCATGCGCCGAGGCGATCGGGCGGAAGGTGCAGGACGGCGGCAGCGCCAGCCGCGCGCGCCAGTTCGCAAACCCTGTCGCCGAATTGCTGTCCGGCTTCGTCATTGTCGGTCGCAATGATCACGGTGCGCCCGGCGACGGCGGACCAATCTGCCTTGTGAGGCGACTTCGCGCCATGCGGCGGCGTTGTCGCTGTCATATCGGGGAAGAGGATCGCGGCAGCGTCGGCGGCCTTCTCACCTTCGGCAACAATGATATGGGCATCGGTGCGGGTGACGATGCCGGGCAGGCCATAGAGCGGGCGCGGTTCAGGAATGCCCTTCGCGCGCCAGGCGCGGCGGCCTTTGCCGAGGTCGCAATAGGTGATCGGCAGATAATCCTTCGCCGGGTTGCCAGCATCGTCCACATAGTCGAACCGGGCGACGTAGCCGATCAATCGGGCTTCAGGATCGTGATAAGGCCACGCCTTCACCGGCTCCCCCAACTTCGGGTGCCGGAACTGCATGGCGGGCGCGTGATCGGGCACGGGAACGATCGGCAGCTTCTCGCCTGCCTTCGGCGCGGGGCTTTCGGCCAGCGCGATTTCGTCCGCCGACAAGGGCGCAAACATCGCGTTCATAGTCATGCGTCCACCCCCAGCATGTCAGCGAGGGCGCGGGCGGCTTCGGCCTGGCCGGTTCCTGCCAGATACGCGGCAAGGCTCACCGGATCACCACCGCATTCGTCGGTGGCGAAGTCGGCCCATTTGCCGGTATTCATGTTCACCCGGAAGCTTCCGGGGTTGCGATCGGATCGCCGAGGATTGCGCGCCACCCATTCGTGGCCGACGCGGCGACCATCGGGCAGCCACCGCGCCAAGAGCGACGGCAGTGCGGCAATCGCGGCGGCATTGATGCGGGCGAAATCCAGCACGATCCCGTCCTAGCCGTGAGAGGTGTTGCGGACGGGATCGCCCAGCTTGTCGGCGGCCCAGCTATCCAGCTCCACAGTCGGATAGAGCGGGGTGCGGTTCACCTTCTGATAGGCAGGGCCGCCACCGACCGAAGCCCACTTCGCGAGCGTTGCCGGGGCAACCTCGATCCCGTGAACGATCTTCAGATAATCGGCAGCTTCCCACCGACGAAGGCGGGGCTTGCGAAGGGCGGGCGGAAGGCAAGGCTCCGCCGTTCCCGCCGAAGCGGGTTTCAATTCTTCAGTCATCTTCGGTTCCTTTCAGTCCGTCCCGGTCTTCACCGGCTTTGCTACAGACACCTTTCCGCTACGGCGGCGCGGTAAGCCCAAGGGCAACCCGCTTCATTTGCCGGATCGCTAACGAGGCGTTCACGTCCAGCTTCGTTTGAAATTGCTCCCACGCGCGGCGGGCTTCCGGCTCCTTCTCTTCGTCACGCAGAATGGATTTCGCTGTCCGGTCTTCCTGGCGAAGCTCGGCGATCGGCTCGAAGTCGAACGAAATGCTTTTGTGGTCGAAGCGCCTTTCCTGCCGCAGTTCCATCCACTGGAACACGTCAACGGCGTACTGGCGCGGGTCGGGATCGTGGTAGCGAACCCAAACCCAGCGGCCATCCACAATGTAGAAGTGATGATCCACCGCGTCGTGCGTGTCGGGCGACGTGTTGTTGAACTCGTAGATGCCGAGCGGATCGATTTCGGGCCGGTAGAGCGGTTCGCCGAAGCTGCGCCAGCCTTCAGGCAAGCCGCCGATCATTTCTTCCTGCCACACGGGCAACCATGCGATCTCACCGATGCTGACTTCTTTCGGTGCATCGACCTTCACGATCGGGCGGCAATGCCTGTCGAAAACATGGCGAGGAACGTTATCGGTCGGCAACCATCCGCCATCCGGCTGTTCGATCGCCAGCATGGCAATGCCCCCATAGGGCGATGGAGACGCTTCGAGAAAATTGGGGCTGAAGTCGATTGTCTCGGTCGGGAAGCTCGCCAGCACGGGAACGGCATTCAACAGATTGGCGGCAGCCTCGATCGACAAGCCGCCCTTGCGAAGCGCTGCGACAATCGCCACCGCGTTGCGGGCCTGCCGGGAAATGCGGCGGGTGTTCTTGCTGCCGCGCCCACCGCCCTGAATCTGTCCGCGCATGTAGGGAGTATCGAGGATCAATCGAATGTCGCGTTCGGTCTGGCCCGTCCATTCGGCCAGCTCGGCATTGGTGATCCGTCCGGTCCACCATGCCAGAACCTTGCTTTGATCGAACGCTAACTTCCCGGTGTGCATCACGGCCTTCCTATCTCACGAAACGACACTTAGCTGTCATTTGAATAGAGCGCAAGCCCTAACGACACCTTGCTGTCATTTCCACCGACTTTCGTTTTCCCGGCGTTGCTTCGGCTTTCCAGAATACGGGGAGCGGTAAGGGCGTGGATAAAGATCGGCACAAAAAAGCCGTCCCACCGATCGAGCGGGACGGCTCCACAATCCGGCATCATGGAAGTCATCCGCGATTTTTGGTGGAATCCTCTTCGTCGCCGAGGGATAGCCCGGCGCATATGATTCGAGCTTCGGCGGCTTCCAGCACCGCAAGGAAGGCTTTGAAAAAATCGATGCTGTCTCGGATGCCGTTCCCGTAGAGCTCGAAGATGCCTTCACGATCCATGCCCGCGATCATCTCCATAAGTTCGGGCTTGGTCTTGAAGAGCGTCAGCCAGGCCATTCGGACAGATACGAGGTAGGGATTTGCCAGCCGCGCCCATTCCTCATTCGAAGGCGGCTTCCACTCGTCAGGCTCGTGCTGCCACGGCTCGAAATCCATCGCAGCAAAATCTTCGTCCGTCATGTCATCGGGCAAGCCTTCGGCGGCTGCCGGAACGGTGCTGTTCGGCATCTTGCTATCTCCTGTTCTGTCGAAAAACGACAGTTATGTTGATAACCGACGATTAGGGATAGATCAAGCTATTTTCGACAGTTCTGGTGTTAGGCGACAGATCATGATAAAGCCGAGGCATGATTACGTCCGCACAATGCCGCGCCGGTCGCGCCCTTCTCGATTGGTCGCAACAGCAGCTCGCCGATGCCGCGCGCGTCGGCGTTGTCACCGTCCGCCAGTTTGAAGGCGGCGGATCGCAGCCGCGCAACGCCACGCTGGACGTGATCCAGCGCGCGCTTGAAGAGGCTGGCGTGATCTTCGTGGAAGAGAACGGCGAAGGGCCGGGCGTCCGGCTAAAGAAGGGGAGCTAGGATGGAGATTTCGTCGTCGGCACTCACGGGTGCGCTCCGCGTCGGCGTTCAAGTTGTCGTCGGGCGAAAGCGGCCCGTCCTTGAAATTTACCAGCAGCTCCACAACACGTTTGATCCGCCCTTTGAGATTGATCAGAAGGACAGTGCGGGGAAAACAGTCCGCGTTGACAAACACCGTTTCCAAAACATCTTCATCGACCTCACGCTGATCAACATCGGCGGGGATCGGGCGGAAGGCGTGACGTTTGAAGTGTCGGGAGAGTTTCGGCGCGAAGAACCGCGCCAAGAGCTTCCGGAGCTATTCGGTGCAACGATCGGCCAGGTTGCGCCGGGGCAAACCCTCTACCTGATGCGCATCGATAGTCATGACTTGAACATCTATGCGCCCGAGAAGCCGGGAGACACCACCGCTTTCAAAGCGGTCGGTATCAAGAAGGACACTCTGGAAATCACCATGCACTATGATGGGCCGGACACGATCCTAAACAAGTTGCTTCGGTGGCCTCGGCGTTGGCGCGGCTTAAGGCAGTATTCGAGCACCTTCATATTCAACCCGTCGATTTTTATTGGCGACCTTCCACCGCCCAGATACCAATAGGGACGATATGAGCGAACCGATTACCTTTGACGAAGCCGACTGGCGGGAACTAACCGGGCACGACAAGAAGGCATTGCGCACGTTCTCACGGGTCGCGATCGACTTCGAGCCGCTAGCGAAAGCGTCCGGCGTCGGCCAGAAGAGCATGGACGCGCTTGTAGCCAAGGGTCTTGCGGTCGAAGGCGAGACAGGACTGCACGGGCGCACCTTCAAAATCACAAAAAAGGGCTGGCTGGCCGTTGAATGGCTTCATGGTCGCCGCACACGGGTCTATCCCGAAAGTTGAACTATGCCGCTCGCCTATTATCCTTCCCCTGGCGAAATCGTTCTCTGCGACTATGGGACAGGCTTCATCTCGCCTGAAATGGTGAAGCTTCGTCCCGTCGTGGTTGTTTCGCCGAGATTGCGGCGGCGCGCTGACCTGGTTGCCGTTGTGCCGCTCAGCACCACGCCCCCCAATCCGGCCGAGCCGCACCATTGCAGCTTCACGCTTGCGGTGCCGCTGCCCAAGCCGTTTGAAAGTCCGCAGATGTGGGCAAAGTGCGATATGGTGGCGACCGTAGCCCTTTCCCGGCTCGATCGCTTCCGCGACGGTCGCGTGCCCGGCGGCGGCGCTCGCCGCTTCAGGACGGGCAAAATGAGTGCCGCCCAACTGGTCGAAATCCGCAAGGCAATCCTGCATGGCCTCGGCCTTGGTTCATTGACGATTCACCTGTAGGAGCCTATATAGGTGACTGTTCCCGCTCTGCTTCGGCATCGGGCTTGGAGACTGTCTCTTCAGTGAGGCAGCGGGTCTCGCGTCGGCGATAACAAGCTTGCGAGGCCGTCGTGTGTTCGCAAAGGCCCTACCGAAGAGGTGGGGCTTTTCGCGTTTTGGGCACGAGCCGCAGCGGTTTTGTAGCACCTGTAGCACCTGCCGATTTGCACGGTGCTACAGGATTTCCCTTTTATTTTCCGTGCTGTAGCACCTGTAGCACCGCGAAAAACTGTGTCCGCGCGACGGCTTCAGGCGTTGCGCTTGCGGTTCGGCAGTTGCACCACCTTGCCTTCGGCTCCCGTCATCATCCCGTGGATCGTCCGCGCCACCTTGTCGGCAGCGGCAATCAACACGCTGTCGAGGTGATGCACATAGCGCGAAGTCACCGATCCCGCCGCATGGCCCAGCATCGCGGCGATCGTGCTTTCGGTGAAGCCAAGATCACCGGCCACGCTGGCGTAGGAATGCCGAAGGGTGTGCGGGGTTATGCCTTCCAGCTCAGCGCGCTTCACAATCCGACGCCATGCGCCCGGCATCCCGCCGAATGCGCCTTCGCCGCGAAGGGCAGTCAGCACGAAGGGGTTTTCCTTTCCCCGCTCTATCGTCGCCAGCACGTCGAACACTGGCCTTCCGATCGGGCGGACGGATGCACCTTCCTTCGAATCTTCGAGACGGAAGCACCCGCCTTCGTCATCGACTTCCGACCATTTCAGGTTTTCGACTTCGCCGAGGCGGCAGCCGGTGAGGGCAAGCAACCATGCGCCCTTGATCCCTTGTGCGGTTTCCGCGTCGGCCTCGGCAGCGGCCAGCGCCTCCCCAAGCGCCTTGTATTCGTCGGCGGTCAATCGCCGCTGGCGTCGGTTATCGGCGGGACGCTTCACGCCGGTCGCGGGATTGAACGGGATCACGCCTTCCGACACGGCGAAGGACAGGATGCCGCCGAGAAGGCCAGCGGTGCGGGCTGCCGTGCCAGTGCCGCCTTCCACGATCGCCTTGCCGCGCTTGCGCTCGGTCTTCTCCACCACCGCCGTCTTGCCGCTGGCAACGTCTCGAATGAACCGGGCAACGTCCGCCTGGGTCATGTCGCGCACAAGCTTGTTGCCCAGCAGCGGGCGGATATGGCGATCGATCCTGCCGCGATCGGTGTAGAGCGTGGAAGCCTTCTTTGCCTTCCCACCCTTGCCCATGATCAAGCCGCGCTCGGCAGCCTGAAGGTAATTGTCGCAGAGCTGCGACACGGTGAGCGATTTGCGGCGCGTCACCCGATCCTCTTGCGGGTCTTCGCCGCGCGCCACGTCGCCGAGGATGCCTTTGGCTTCCTTCCTGGCCTCTTCCACCGTCAACGGGCCGTGCGTTCCAACCTTCACGCGCCGGGTGCGGACGCCAGCGCGGTATTGCGCCACATAGACCTTCCGGCCAGTCGGCCACACCCGCACACCGAAGCCGGGAAGCTCATCATCCCATTCGAAATAGTCGCTCGATTTCGGTTCAAGGCCATCGATCAGCCTCTTTGTGAGCTTCGCCAAAATCGGCCTCCTAAACGCTACAGGAAGCATATAGGAAGCAGCAGGAAGCAAATGCGGGTAATTTCGCGCGCAACCGATGCCTTTCCATATGCCTGGAAATTGCAGCGATCATAATAGTCTAGCGATGCCGGGTAAACAGCAGGAAGCAGCGGAAAAGCACAACAACGCGCCCTCCGAAGGCAGAGGTCACAGGTTCGAATCCTGTCGGGTGCGCCATCTCACATTTTTTGATATTTTCCCGAAAAAAGCTAAACGGAACAGTTAGTTGCGGGGTTCGAAAACCCTGATTTCGTTGATAGGCTAATCGCTCCGAAAACGTCAATTTTAGCACTGTTCTCCGGTCGGCTAAGCGCTCTGAAACCCATAATTTCCAAGGGTTTGAGAGGAACCCCATAGCGAGTTCGAACATTTCCTCGAAGGTGCGCTTCGGCGCTGCTGCTATTGCGCGTTTTTCTGCGGCGATCAGCTTTTCCCGTTCGAGTTTCGCAATTTTCTGCTCATATGCTTTGACCGCTGTCGGACTTTCAGAATCGACGATGCGGTCCACAAGCTGTTCGATCTGTTTGTCCGCTTTTGCGATATCGCGCTCTAACGCCAGCTTCAGTTCTTCGGAGCGCGTGCGCTGCATTTCCCAACCACGCTTGAACATGTCCGCAATCATGTTGAACAGGTATGGTTTTGGTTGGAGGCTTTGCAGCATCGTTTCAAATTCGCTTTCCAGCTTGTCGCGTGGAATCGATTTGCCGCGGCTGTCACATGCGCGATTGTAGCAAAGATAATAGGGATGGCGCTTGCCGGTCTTGCTCTTGGAATAGCAGGCGGTCAAGGGTTTGTGGCAATCGCCGCATGTTACGAAACCGCGCAGCGGAAAGTCTTCGTTGATGTCCTTGCGCGCAGGCGCTCGCGCATTGCCTTTGAGGCGCTCCTGGATTTTCACGAACGTCTCGAAAGACACCAGACCTTCATGCTTAGCCTCTCGCAAGGAAACATTCCATTTCGGTGCTTCCAGATAACCGGCATAAACAGGCCGTGTCAGGATGTCGGTAATGCGCTGGTTGCGGATTTGTCCATCGGGCAGGTCTTTGGGGAAATCAGGCTGGCTTTCAAGAAAGCGCTTTACCTCGACCTGTGTGTCGAAACGGCCCGATGCGTATCCCTCCAACGCCTCCTGCAGAATCGAGGCTTGCGGCTCATCGCGCACCAAAAGCTTACCGTGACCACTTTGCTTTTCATATCGGTAACCGACAGGGGATTGAAATACCCAGTAGCCGTTCATGGAACGTGCACGCATGCGGTTGATGGTTTGTTCGGCGTTCTTGCGGCTTTGATGTTGCGATACGGAAGCTAGGATATATTCGTGCAGTTCGCCGTCTGCATCATCGCGCAGTTCGACGGAAGGCGATTCCAGGATGCCTCCTGCGGCGGCGATGGACTGGCGCAGGTCGAAATGGACACGCACATTACGAGCGAAGCGTGAAATATCGTCGATGATGACGACATGGGGATTTTTACGGTTTGACTTCAGATATGAGAGCATGGCCGTGAAGCCGGGCCGGTTGGCGCTTTGGCCAGTAAGGTCGTCGGTAAAGACCTGCACCACGTCATAGCCCTTGTAGCGCGCAAATTCGCGGCACCGCGTTTCCTGCGAACCGAGGCCGTCGCCGCGTTTTGTTTGTGCCTTGGATGACACGCGGCAATAGATCAGCGCGTCAGTGATATTGTGGCTGTGGCCGTCTTCATATCTCATTGCGGCACCTCCTCTCCGGACTGCGCGCTGTCTTTGCGATCGGTCCGTGATTGCCTAAAGTCGCTCGATAGGAGCTGGGGCGGAGAGGCGGGAATTGCCTTTGCCGTTTCTTCGATATCAAGTTCATCAAGAACAGTTTGCACGGAGTCGACACGGTAGCCAAGATGAACGAAGGAGAGGACGATATTCCACCATGCCTTTACGTACTCGCACTTTTCTTCGTATGAGAGGTCCGGCTCATCAAGCATGGCTACATAGTAGTCCCAGTCGATACCGAGACTGGGCAGCGCCGCCTTGAGCTCCGCTCCTGCTGCGCTTTCTTCGCCTGGGGGCTGTTTCTTTTCTGTCAT